GCAATTACATCTGCAGTTCTAAATCGCAACTCTACCGATTGAATTGATTGTGTATAATTAACTGTAACAGTACCAGCTATACTAGAACTTAAATCCAATGCATAATCAAAATTTAATTTCTCATAAATTGGAGCGCGTTCTAATCGAGGACCTCCATATTCTTTGATACTAATCAAAGATTGCGGAATACCATAGCATGACAATAAAGCTTGAATACTACGTTTTGTACCTTTAGATTTTAATAATAATGGCAAGTTATTTACAATGCGGCGCCATATGGCATATGTAATATCCTGGCCAGGTACTGAAGGATCGCCGACAGAATTAGATCCAGTTAATGGTACGCCCGCCTCTGATGTCCCTAAGACATATTGCCATAGTTCTTGTGATTGATTTCCATCTGTTAAAGACCAACCAAATTGTTTTGCTACAGAATATAACAATTCATTTGGCATACCTAATTTAGGATTTTCTTCTCGCTTGTTAATACGAGTCATATGATTTATGTACGTATACAAAATATCATAATGTTGGCCAAGCATATTAACAAATGTAGTTATACCATCACTCAATGCATCAAAACGAATATATTCTGGCAATGAATAAATTAATGCATTATAATTTAAAGTATCATACAATGATGCCGAATTATACAATCCATTGTACCATGAAATAAATGCACTACCAGTTGTAGATGCTAATGTATATGGTCTAGTAGAATTTGTTTTAGGTGCTGGTAATATGTAGCTACCCGTAAGTTCTGTTACTGTTGCCGATTCATTTGGTATTGGATTTGATGTTAAAATTGATGATGATTGATAATATAAAAATTGTTCGAAATTATCAAATCCACCAATCAAATTAGTTTTTTTATTTTCAAAATCTGCAACGTTTGTTGTAGCAACACTTCCAGATATTTGGGATACAACTAAACTTTGCGATGCATAGAATTCTATCAATTCCAATTTATATTTGAAATTAGAAACTCGTTCAGTTGCAGAACTATAAAATATAAAATTGTTAAAATCTGAATAATCAATGTTTAACTTTATACCAGATAAACTACCGGAAAAATATGTATCAACAATTTGCTGCGATGTTTGAGTTGACGATCCCAATAAATCATTCCATGCTCGCAGTCCGGTCTCTGCAGATGTATTAAATGTGGCATTAGCATACCAATTTGGATTTGCTAACTGATTAAATGTTTTTTGTGGAATCGACGGACTTATTGCTACTTTATCTATATAAGTAGGCTTTAATTCTTCTACTATCCAACACTTGAAATCTGTGTCTATAATTTCTGCTAATGGTTCATATAATTTAATGTATATATACTCGCCAATAACTACCGTATTAACAACAACTGCAGTTTGATTTCTACTAAAATTTAGTAAGTATGATTTATAAAATTGCTGAGTAGTTGATGTTGGATTTACTGTTTGTATAAAATTAACAATTTGTTGTGCATATACTGAATTATCAACATCGATTGCGCGTAATCGGATCTCAGTTCTATCAGGAGATATTTCATCAATACGCAAATATTGTTCGTTGTAGTCTCCGATTAAAGTCTTGAAAAAATTGATTGCAATCCTAAAATTTCCAGCAGATAATTTTAAGTTATTAAATTCTTGCGAAATATTAATTGCAATTGGCTGTGACGGAAATCGTATTGGAGCTTTGGTATTTTTATCTACATAATTTGGTATTTTAGACTGTAACGGTATTTGATGATTTCCCGTAATCCACGTATCTCCAGCATATACATGAAATTCAACTTTAATGTCCGATTCTTGATTTGCGATAATTGGAACACGTACAAATTTTGTATTTAATTCGGAACTAAAATATTCAGTTTTTGTTTTTGCAAGTCGCTCGCCAGTAATAGATCTAGATGCTGATACAATTTGATTGATATTTTTATACTGATTAAGCATTTATCTCCCGATTCCAAAGATCTACATTTTTACTTGCATCTGATATTACCCAATATGATTGTAATGCGTTTATTGTGTGAAATTGTGTATTATTATTTTGTCCTGCCTTGGCTCCTATTCCGAATCTATCACCAATTTCAAATTCTAAATTTGGAATAACGATATTAAACTCCAAATCCTGAACTTCATATTGATTTATTGATCCGGGCGTATTAGGAACATATTGTGATGTATTTTCAAAAGTACGATATTGTCTATTTAACCCCTGTTCTGATGATTTAATTATAGAGAAAAATGCAGTGCCAAATCCGGATGGTGCATCGTAGCGATGTTGCAATTTAATTCTAAATCTTAAATCAGCTCCAGAATTTTTAAGTTCTTTTGTTACTGTATATGTATTTGTCGTTTGTTGCGGCAATCCGTCTTGAACTTCACTCATTTCAATTCCGGAATAATCTGCACTGGCAATAATTCGTCGATCTTCCGATGGCCGGTATCTTGCAAATACTGGATCTTGTAATTCAACTTGCAAATCCAAATCCAAATCCAAATCTACCGCTTCTTCGTCTACAACTGTAGTTCTAGCAGGAAATTTAAAATATTTAAACTGCGTATCAAGAACCTTAAGTACAGATGCATTAGTAAATTGTTCAGTAACCGAATCAATTATTAGCAATGGATTGTTTATATCAGTTTCTTGTAAAACAATGTTTCCGGCGTCATCTCGCGGAATAATGTTTATGTTGTTTGAAATGTAGTTTAATCCTTGGCGTTGATATAACGATTGAAGTTGTCCATCTACCGAATTTGGTAATGAACTATTAATAACTGGTGATTTCATTATCTAACTACTTTAAAATATATTTGATCATCTACATATTGTTCTGTAAATCCATCTACAATTTTTAATTCTAAACGATAATATCGTTCTGGCATAAATCCATTCATATCAATATAAATGAAATTACTAGTGCTATCACAACTAACTTTATTATAAATATTATCATACGGAATAATAGCTTCATCCGTTAATGCATCAAACACTGCATAATACGTGGTGTCTGGCAAGTAGTTAACAGTTTCTATAGGAAATAAATTAGTAGGCGATTTTTGTGGATATTTGGCACGAGCATATATTCGTATTTTTGCAATCTCAGTATCTTTATATTGCGGTTTTAACTGCGTGTATACGATATATGACTCTAGATCAGTCTGTGTTAGCGAACCCGTTGTAAACGTAGTGTTATCAAAGTACATCGTTAATTTAGGGACATATATAGTATGAGTTTCTCTACTATAAAATTTAATACGTCCCGTTACTGCAGTGTCAGATTCGTCTGCATCTGAAAACTTTAATATGAATCCATTATTTGCAATGGGTTGTCCGCCCGAACCACTAATCCATAATTTTATTGCGTCTGTGACATCCATATTGATATCAGTAGTACGATATGAAAATGATTCGTTTGTGTCTAGACCAGGCTGTGCAAAAAATACTTGATTAAAATTAGAAATATTAAAAAATCCACTACCAGATTGCCATAACCAACTACCACCAGCACCCGAACCAGATACATACAATGAAGTACCAGTTACTTGAAGTTGTTGTGAACTAGAAATCCACAAACTACCAGATGTATTAGCTAACGACCAAGATGCATATGGTTTTGCCCACTGTACGCCATTACTAACAATTGGATTAGAATTTAATGTACCAGTTCCATTATTCCATGGCTGTGCAACAACCTTTGCATCAATTGTATAATCGCTTGGCAAGTTTTGAGCCTGTGTCGTAAACAACTGCAATATAAATTTGCAGTTATTTAAATCAGCTGAATATGTTTGTAATGCAGATTGTATTTCTTGCATATCAAATTGTACCAAACATCTAGATTTTAACAATGTACTACCATTATTATCTAAATACTTACCAACTTCTAAGAGTTCATCTAATCCCGTATTTGTAACGGATAATGCACTACTAGATGTCGCACCTTCAAATAAAGTTGCATCTTTACTTGCATAAAATATTCTAAACATAAATTACCTTAACTACCAGAGCCTGTACTAATCATTAAATAACTACCACTTCTCCATAATTGATTTACAAATGCCGGGTCTGATGTTGGTAATGAAGCCGTATATATAAATACGGTTCCTAGCGCGATGAATGTATTAGAAACTGTTACATAATTAAATGACCCAGTTCTAGCAATCGCTGATGATCCAGATAAATACGATGATGTTGTTGCGAACGATGCGGAAACTGCATTTCCTACATATGAAGCCGTTAACGCATATGAAGAACTAACAGCATTCAATACATATGACGCAGTAGTAGAAGTTCCGGTTAGTGTACCAATAATACTTCCAGTAACAACTAACGATCCGGAAATCGAAACTGATTCAGTTACATTTCCAGTAAATACATCATATAAATCTCGTACAAAACTAGCAGAAATTAA